GAATACTCGGCAACGACTGGAGACCGCGACTACAACGCCACGATCAACGAGTGGTTCCACTCGTGGTGCAAGCAGGCGGATGCCACGGGCCGCAATAGCTTCCGCAAGCTCGTCCAGCTTGCCGCGGAAAACCGGCCGGTTGACGGCGACTGCGGCTTCGTCATCCGCCGCGTGGGCGACGGGCTGAAGCTCCAGCTAGTGCCGGCGACCCGCATCGGCAATCCAAACGAGATGGGGCTCGACTCGGAGAACTACTTCGAGGGCGTCATCACGAACGAGTTCGGCGTGCCGGTCGCTTATCGCATTTACCGCGTGACGCGCGAGGGCGTCTACTTCGGCGCGGAAGACGTGCCGGCCGGCAACTTCTGCCATTACTTTGACCCCTTCCGCGTCGATCAGTACCGCGGCGTCACCGACTTTCACGCGGCGATCCAGACGGCGCGGATGCTGCACGAGATCCTCCAAGCTGAGAAGGCCGGCGTGCGCTTCGCCTCGCAGCAGGCGGCGCTCGTCTTCACGGATCGCGGCACGGCTAACGCGCGCAACCTCTTCACTCCGACCCCGAGCGCGACGCTGCCGAGCGGCCAGCAGCAGAAGAACGAGCTCTCCGAGGTCGGGATGATTAAGTATCTCGGCCAGGCTGACCGAGTTGAGACGATGCCGGCGCGGCCGAGCACGGCGTTCACGGGCTTCATCGCGCATCTGATGCACGAGCTCTCGATCGCCGTCGGCATCCCGAAGGGCGTCCTCTTCGGCACGCAGGATTACGCCGGCCCGAGCGTGCGCGCGGAGTTCGCCGCGGCCGACCGCGTGTTCGCGCGGCATCAAGGCGTGCTGGTGGACAAGGTGCTCGACCCGATCAAGAACGCGGTCATCCTCGACGCCATCGCTCGCGGCGAGATCCCGGCGCCTCCGGCTCGCGCCGGCGAGACGCCGGTGCAGGCGCTGAAGCGAGCGACCCGCGGCGAGTGGCGCTTCCCGCCTAAGCTCACCATCGACGTTGGTCGCGAGAGCCAGGCCAATCTTAATGAGAACCGCCAAGGCGCGAAGTCTCTCCAAGAGATCGCGGCCGAGCAGGGCACCGATGCCTTCACGCGGCTCGAGCAGATCGCGGCCGAGGCGAGCTACGTCAAGGAGCTCTCCGAGCGCTACGAGATTCCCGAGACGGCGATCCGCCTCGTGACCAATTCGCTTCCGAGCACGCCAGCCGCTGCCGCCGCTACGGGCGACAATGTCGCGAGCGCTGCCGCGGAGGCGCAGGCGGAATCGACCGCATCGCCCGAGGACGAAACGCCAGATCAGCCTCCAACGCCGGCCGATCTTGCGCGCTTCGCCAGCGTCGACCTAACGCCGACCGACGCGATGGCAGCCGAGGCCAAGCGCGGCCTCGAGTGGCGCGAGAAGTTCAACCGTGGCGGCACGGCAGTCGGCGTCGCTCGCGCGCGCGACATCTCCAACAAGTCCAACCTATCGCCCGACACCGTGCGCCGGATGGTCTCATATTTCGCGCGGCACGAGGTGGACAAGCAGGGCACCGGCTTCTCTCCTGGCGAGGACGGCTATCCTTCAGCCGGCCGCATCGCGTGGGCGCTCTGGGGCGGTGACGCTGGCGCTAGCTGGGCGCGTGCGAAATCCGAGGCGCTAAAGCGCGAGGAACTGAATCGGCCGACAAACGTCGCCGATGCGCTAGAGGCTGGGCGCAATCGCGCGAAGCGGCCGCTGGAGCGGCTGGCTGACAAGGCGACCAAGCTTGCCGCGGTGCGCGAGAAGCTCGGCCACAACGCGAAGAGCGAGGCGCAGATCGAGCAGGCGCTCAAGCCGCTCGGATTCGCGCCGAAGCCGGTCGTCGCGCCGCCTCCTCCCGCTCCGGTCGTCACGCTCTCCGACGCGCGCAAGATGCTCGCCGAGAAGGCCGACGCCGAGAACAAGCTAACCGCGCTATTCGCGAGCGTGACCGATCGCCGCGCCAAGATCAAAAGCCTGAGCACCCATTGACAATGCATAGCGTTCTCGACGCCATAATCACGAGCAACGAGCAGCTGGGCCAGCGGGCTGAGGAGTTCGCGCAGCTGCTAGTCGAGCACGACAAGACGCTCGACGAACTACTCGAGCGCATCGGCAAGACGGTGCCGGAGATCCGCAAGGAGCTGGAGTCCAAGCTGACCGAGGCCGTGCCTGGGCTCGTCTCGGACGCCTATGCCAAATACAACGAAGACCTCGAAGGGCGCTGCCGCGCCGCGCTCACCGAGTCGCAGACGAAGCTCGAAGCCGTCCGCGCTGAGATCGTTGGTCTTGCTCAAGCGCAGTTCACCGAGGCCGAGAAGCAAATCGGGCTGACCGCGGAGCAGATCGAGTCGCGCATCCTGGGCACGCTGACGGAGGCCGCTAAGGAGCGCATCACGAAGCTTGAGCGCGGGCTTGTCATCGAGATCCAGCACGCGGTGAACGCGGCGCTGCCGAAGCAGGAACTGGCCGCGGCGCCGACGCTGATCGATTCTTACCGCGGGCAATGGAAGGAGGGAATGGTCGCGCAGCGTGGCGATCTCTTCTCGTGGTACGGCTCCACCTACCTCGCGCTCGAAGACACGAACGACACGCCGGGGCGGAAGAACGTCGGGACCGCTGGCGCGAAGTGGGCGGTGATCGCGGCTCGTGGTGCAGGCGGTGGAGGCGGGGGCGGCGGCGACTCGCTGCCTTCGCAGACGGGCAACGCGGGCAAGTTCCTCAAGACTGACGGAACGTCCACGCTCTGGGAAACGATCCCCGGCGGCGGCGATATGCTCGGCGCGAACAACCTGACCGACGTCGCGTCGATCACGGCAGCCTTCGCGAACATTAAGCAGCCCGCGAGCACGAGCGCCTCGGGCGTCGTCACGTTCGCGACCTCGGGAGAGAGCGCCGCGCTGAAGGCCGTGCAGGCGAACGACTCGCGCTTGTCCGACTCGCGCACGCCTACCGCGCACGCCTCCACGCATCAAACGGGCGGAAGCGACCCAATCGACTTCCCGGTGGATTCGGTCTTCGGCGCGACGAACACGATCACGCAGGTCGACTACTTCGCGCTAAACACGTCGAGCACCGCGAGCGTGACCACGGCGAAGGCCGTCTGGAATGCGACCGAGGGCGCGATCGAGGTCGGGCTCAACTCGAGCGTCAATGCGCTGCTCGGCGTCGACGCGCACGTGCAAGTCTACAACCAGAGCGGCTCGCCCTTCACCAAGGGCCAGGTCGTGCGGCAGGATGGCTCCTCTGGCACGCGGCTCAAGGTGGTGCTGGCGCTGGGCACCGATGATGCTAATTCGGCGACAACGATCGGACTCATCTCGCAGACCATCGGGAACAACTCGTCCGGCTTCATCATCACGAACGGCCTGCTGCGCGGCATCAACACCAACGCCTTCAACGAGGGCGACACGCTCTGGCTGTCGGCCACGACTCCAGGCGGACTCGTGAACACGCGGCCGACGCAGCCGAATCACTCGGTGCGGATCGGGTACGTTATCAAGAAGGCCGGCGTCGCCGATGGCATCATCTACGTCGACATCCTCAACGGCTTTGAGCTCGAGGAACTGCACGACGTCCTCGTGACCACGGTCGCGAACCGGGATTTTCTCTCCTACGATTCCTCGACCACCGTCTGGCGGAATCGGCAGCTTTTCGACTCGACCGCTCCGGCGGCGCTGGGCGTCTCGGCCACGGCTGGCGTCTCGATCACCGCGGCCCGCGTTGATCACGTCCACGCGCGGCCGACGCTCGACCAGCTGGACATCAGCGGCGCGGCGCAAGGCGATATCCTCTACCGCTCGGCCACCAGCTGGGCGCGGCTGCCTGCGGCGACCGCCGGCTACATCCTCCAGACGAACGGCGCCGCGGCGAACCCAGGCTGGGTCCAGAACACCGGCGGCAGCGGCGCGCCGACGGATGCCGAATACATCGTTGCCTCCGCGAACGGATCGCTGAGTGCCGAGCGCGTCCTCGGAAACAGCACGTCGGTCACGGTCAACTTCGCGACCGGCGGCCAGGTCTCCCTCGAACGTGCTGCGCTGACGGGCGACGTCACGGCCTCGCAGAACAGCAACGCGACCACCATCGCAAATGGCGTCGTGAGCACGGCCAAGCTGGGCGGTGATATCACGACCGCGGGAAAGGCGCTCCTCGACGATGCAGATGCTGCCGCGCAACGCACGACGCTCGGCCTCGGAACGCTCGCGACGCAGAACGGCACGTTCTCGGGCACGAGCTCAGGAACCAATACCGGCGACCAGACTATTTCGCTAACTGGGGATGTCACAGGTAGCGGTACGGGCAGCTTCGCCGCCACGATTGCCAATGATGCCGTGACCAACGCCAAGCTGGCGAATATGACGGCCTCGACGATCAAGGCTCGCATCACGGCCTCGACCGGAGATGCAGAGGACGCCACGCTGACGCAAGTGCTGGATCTGGTAGGGTCTGCCGCTCAAGGAGACATCCTCTATCGCGGGGCTTCTACGTGGACACGGTTAGCTGCTGGCACTAGCGGTCAATACCTCAAGACCTTGGGAACTGGAGCTAATCCCGAGTGGGCCACGGTAAGTGCCTCCGGTGGCGGTTCCACCAACGTCTGGATTCCCGCTTCCGCGTGGATTCCCCGCACCACTACGGGCGCAGGCATCGACTCCCGCGAGCAGTCCACCAACAAGATCAATACCGACGAGCTGCTGTTCGATTCGGGCACGGATGAGTTCGCTCAGGCGATGATCGTGATGCCATCCAACTGGAATGCTGGGACCGTGACGGCCAAGTTCCATTGGACGGCCTCCACGGGCTCTGGCAATGTGGTGTGGGGTTTGCAGGGCCGGGCCTATGCCAACGACGATGCGCTCGATCAGGCGATGGGCACGGCGCAAACGGCCACCGACACCCTGACGGCCACGAACGATGTGGACATCTCGCCAGCCACTTCCGCCATCACGCTCGGCGGCACGGCAGCGGCCGGGAACCCGGTCATCTTCCAAGTCTACCGGGACGCGGATGCGGCGGGTGACACCCTTGGTGCAGACGCCCGGCTGCTGGGCGTGGAGATCAGCTACACGGCTTCCTGATGAGAGCGCGGCAGCGACATCTTAATCCAAAGGCGGCGGGAGCCACCGTTGTCTTTGACTCTCGGTACATCACTGGACTAAGCGACGGCAGCAACGTTTCGTCGTGGGCTGATCGATCTGGTAATGCCAACGACGCGACCACCGCTTCCAACTATCCGACTTACGAAACAGATGGGCAGGGCGGAAATCCTGTCGTTCGTTTTGTTAGGGCAAGTTCGCAACGCCTTGTTTGCGGCAGCTCTACCTTTAGTGGCTCTGGTGCTAAGTTTGTTATGGTTGCGTACAAGAGCACTTTGACCGGAACCTACTCAAGTGCAGCAGCAGGACAGTCAGGAACAGCAACGGCCGGAGGTTGGTTCGCGTTACAAGCACGCACCGAAGTTGTCACTGGCGACCCGTATCTTGCTGGATTTAGTGCCGACACGCAAAACAACAAAAGCACGCCAGACAACGCTTGGAAAGTTGGCACCGGGGCATACAATGGCACGACCTTGTACACCCGAAAAAACGCTGCGGAAATCGACGCAGTAGCAAGAACAATGAATACCAACAATTCCGTGTTCCGCATCGGACATGACGATGGTGCCGGAACGTTACAGGAATTTTGGGGCGGAGACATCGCGTACATTGCTGCTGGCGCAATCACGTATTCGGTTCCGTTGCTGCGTCGCCTTGAACACGCAATGGGCTTTTCATTCAAAATCGCCTGTTCCTGACCCATGCCCACTTACCTTGTCCTAGATTGCCAGCTTCGCATAGAGACCGACCCGCAGGTCATCGCCAACCTTACTCGCAAGGGCTGGGTCGAGACGCCGCCGCCGTCCTACGATCCCGCCACGCAGCAGCCTCCGGTCTGGGAAAACTGCGGCTGGGTGGTCAAGCCGCTCCCGCCCCCGCAGCCGTACCGCGTAAGCAAAGATACGATCACGAGCCGCGTGCTCGACGCCGGCAAGATCCCCGATCTGATGGCGGTGATCGGCGGCTTGAGCGCGGAGGAGCAATTCCTATGGACCAACTACGCTTGGTTCTGGAATAACAATCCCACGGCCATCGCCATTTGCGCGCAGCTCGGTCTCGATCCCGCGGTGATCCTCGCGCCTGATCCCTACCTTACCTGATGAAACGCATAATCGCTTCGCTCCTGCTAGTTGCTACCGCGTTCGCCCAGACTGGCGACACGCTGACCGTGAATGTCGGACAACAGATGGCGTTCTCGGCGACCGCTGAGGGCACGCCGCCGCTTACTTGGCAATGGCTGAAGAACGGCGTGGCGATCGCCGGGGCTACCAATGCCAGCTACACCATCGCCTCTGCCGCGACCACCGATTCCGGCACCTATCGGGCCCGCGCAACCAACTCGGCCGGCAACGCCGAATCAAACGCGCTGACGATCAACGTCGTCGTGCCGGTGGTGGCGCCGAAGAACGTCGTGGCGAGTGTGGTCATCACCACTCCAAGCCAAGGCGCCAACTCCGGTTCGCGTCCTCGCTCCCCGAAAGATTAACGTGAAGACGACCGACCAACTCCTCGCACTCGCGCAAATGGCCGGCGACCTGATCGCGCGGCTCGACCGGATGGAGCAGCAGTTCGCGACCCAATCGCTCTCGCTCAACGCCGCCGACAAGGCGCTCGCCGCGAGCCTTGACGGTTTACGCTCTCTTGACGCCGCCGCACTAGAGGCTCGCATCGCCGCCATCGAAAAGAAACTCTCCCAATGAGCAGCCAACTGGAAAGCATCTACTCTGACGAACTGTTCCTCCTTGCCGAGACGCTCGGCGAGGTGAAGACGCGCACCGAGAAGCTGGAGGGCGAGTTCTCGACGCACGCGAAGCCGCTCGAGGCCGCGACGAACGCGCTCTCCG